TGGGAAACTGCATTTTAAATCAATCTGTTTACCATTTCCTGCAAAGTCTAAGAACAGCATAGTAGGTACATCAATGCCATCTACCTCTAGCCATCTCTGAAACTCGCCTTCCATTTCGCAGTCACCATAGTATTCGCGCAATCCTTGCACTGCATGATGCACCATCTGTGGGATATGATTCTTTATTTCTTGGTAGTCTTCTGCATCCTTGCCATCGTCAAACTGGCGCGGTTGGTATGTCATAAACTCAGTCATAGCTTTTCTAATAGCCAAGTCTATATCCATGCCCTTTTTCTGGCCTTGTATCGGGCTGTATTCATCAAGCCCTAAATGCCAATCACATGCCATCTGTACTATCTGCCCAGCTCTGGGTTTGGCAGCAAACGGAAAGTAAACATCATAATCTTTTCTGATTTTTAGCTTCAACAAATGCTCATCAAGTGGCTGTGTTGCACCCGATGCACTGTTGTGTGTAGCACCGAATATTTTTCTGTATTCTGGTATATCATGTTGCATTACAGTCCCTTTACTTTTGCTGTGTTTGCAGGACTAATCATCCTTTTAACTTTACTTACAGTGCGAGAAGCCATGCCGTCCAGTTCTGTGGAAACTTCGGTTACATACATTTTTGACTCTGGATGTCTGGTAATATTAAGGGAGCATTTAGAATGACCTAGTTCTGTCGTGGCTCTAAAAACTGTCCCAGTTTCTGTGAAATTTATTTTTACGTCTTCAAAACTCATAGCTCACCTCTTCGTGCTTAAAATTGACAGTAATGATTACTTTACGTTCTGTCAACACTATGTTAGAAAAAAAATACAGGGGGAAAAACTCAGATAAATTCCCCCCCTCAAAGAAAGGTGAAAACATGCAGTTAATAGACTATTTAAAACAAGAGGGTATATCCCAAGCTAAATTTGCTCGTAAAATAAAACTGTCACCAGCTGGTGTTTGCCGTATAATCAAAGGCAATAGATTTCCAAGACCCGAAACAATACTAGCTATTGATTTCTGGACGCAAGGGCAAGTGACGCACGATGACTTTTATAAACAGGCGCAAGCCAACAAACAGAGTGACGTGTCCAAAGTGTGATGGTGAGGGTTGGTACATTAATGTTGTCTCGGCTGTCATCGCTGACATTATTATTGAAAAAGAATTTGACACGGATTGTGAGCTGTGTGACACGCTCGGATACATCCAATCAAGAAACGACAACGAGCGTATTCGGCTCGTCCAAATCCATTAAAGTAATCTATATTAGAAAAGGGCATCTGCCTGGGCATGAATGGTATGAGCAAAAGTTTGTTCATAGCTATCACCATGACCAAGGCGGTTATGCTATAGCGGTAAAACATGAAGAACCCTTGGAAACTACCAGAAGGTAATGTCCTTATCAGTTTATCAGGCGGTAGGACATCTGCGTATATGCTACATCAAATTCTTGTTGCTAATGATGGGTTGCGTAATGATGTCGTTGTTGCCTTTGCTAATACTGGCAGAGAGATGGAAGGCACAATAGATTTTGTTAAGGAAATACAACATAGGTGGGATGTAAATATTCGCTGGATTGAATACAGAAAAGCCAAACCAAAGTATGAAGAGGTTAGCCATAACTCTGTTAGCTTAGACGGTAAACCATTTATGGAGATGGTTGATAGTGTTTCATCTAATAATTTTTTACCTAACCAAAACATGCGTTATTGCACACAAGAATTAAAAGTAAAAACAATTAAACGGTTTCTAGTAGGTAGGGGCTGGAAGCGGTGGACTAACACAGTTGGCATAAGAGGCGATGAGCCAAGACGATTAAAGGAATCAAAGGACAACAGGTGGGTAAATTGGTATCCGATAGCTGACGCAAAAGAAACAGTTCAAAATGTAAATTATTTCTGGAAACAACAACCATTTGATTTAAAGATTATGAAAGGCTCTGGTAACTGTGATGGATGTTTTTTAAAATCAGAGGCTACATTAGCAGCTATGATTCGAGAATACCCAGAGCGTATGCAATGGTGGAGCGACATGGAACAAAAAACTGGTGGTAAGTTTCACAAAAACAGAACTTACAAATCGCTTTTTGATTTTATATCTTTTCAACATGACTGGATATTTGATGAAGAGTCTTATCTTTGCCAATCTGACGATGGAGAGTGTACGGGATGACGAATGGAAGACTGAAAGGCGCTAGTTTTGAGCGCGAGGTAGCTAAACTTATTGATGAGCATCTAGGTATTAAAGTTGAGCGTGACTTAGAGCAGTATAGGAAGGCTGATAGAGGCGATTTAATAGGCTTGGATGACTGGACTATAGAGTGCAAGCGCTATGCCTCTACACGTGGCTCTAATGGCGGTTATAGGCCTGAATGGTGGGAACAGGCAACCAAGGCTGCTAACGCTGCACATAATCAGCCTGTCCTAATCTATAAGTATGACAGACAGCCTATAAGGTGTGTTGTTTTGCTGTCCTCTATCAGCTCCGACTATGCAGAAAAGGATAACACTGCTACCATTTCTATATCTACTTGGTTTATGTTGGTAAGAGAATGTTTGTAATTATCATACTTGTTTGCTTTAGCCCTGACAGGTGCTTATATGCGACAAGTGATGAAAGTTACAGAACTTTACAACAATGTGAGCTGTCACTGCCCTACAGAGTAGAAGAAATACAGATTTTAACAGAGCTGTCTGTTAGTTTTCCTGTCTCTGTTGCAGGGCAGTGTAAATTTTTGCAGTCTATTTAGTATTCCCATCTGTAGAATACATGGTCATCGATTCTTACAATATACTGCTTACTCTCTGACCAATCAGGCATGACATAATTTGCATGGTAATGTGTTGCACCATCTACAAAGTCATCTAAGTATCCCATATACACACCGACTGCTACTAACCTTGCTTTCTCATATGCCTCTGTGTCTTTTGGTATATCAGACTTACCATCACACCACCATGAAAACTGGCATCTGTTTCTAATTGGCAGCTCTGGTTTCCATGAATAGGTTTGCCCTTGTTTGACAACTTCACAAACCGTGTTAGGAAAACGCTCATCCATGACTCGATTCATGGTCACTTGTGCTACTGCTATTTGTCCTATGGTTGATTGATTCCTAGCCTCAAAGTAAATGTTTAAAGCTAGACAGGTAATTGCTTCTGCTAACATGATGTTACTCCTTTCAATATATGTGCTATTACATCAACGGTAAAACCATTTCCTAGCATTTTGTAACGCTGTGTATTACTGACATGGGCAGTGTAATTATCTGGTACAGTTTGCAATCTCTCACATTCTAAACATGTAAGCTTCCTATATTTCTTTTCAGAGCTGAAGACTAACTGTCTGCGATGCTTCTCAAAGTATGACTTGAGATTACCACCCTTGAAGTAGTTGGCATCCAAGCAATGAGCTTTGTCTCTGTCTACAAATCCATCCTCTAGTATATCTTGTAACACAAGGCCCTTGTCTTCTGGTTGTGTAACATTGGGTATATTAGTCCAATACAAACGCTGCCTATTCTGTGCAGAAACTAGACTGCTATTAATCGCGATAGGCTCAACACCTAATATATCAGATATAAAGTATTCATATTGCTTTTTCATGCGTACATTTTCAAGCAAGAAATATTTGGGCTTTATTTCTCTTAAAATACGTACATAGTCAAGGAATAGCCTTGACCTAGGGTCATCAAAGTTTAATTGCCTTCCTGCAAAGCTGAATCCCTGGCATGGACTACCGCCTATAAGCAAATCAATCTCGCCTTCTTTAAATGACGGCCTATGTAAATAAAATATTTCTATGTCCCCAAGCTGTATTATGTCTGGATAGTTTGCTTGCGAAACTTGTATTGCATATTTGTCTATCTCACTTGAGTAGTATTCTGTTACTGGTATGTTGGCTCTGTCTAATGCAATTCTTGCACATGACATGCCATCAAATAAGCTAAGTACCTTCATTGTATTTCTCCTCTAAATCTAAGTTGTTCCTCTGGTGGTAGGCTGTTGCTTTTAGCTATATTTTCTTCTGCTGTAATGATTTGTAAATTCCAAGGCACATGAAGGCCGCATACCTTTTTACTTTGTACGGGTATAATATGGTCTACATGATACACAATTCCGTCCTTTACGCTTTTATTTTCTCGCTGCATGTAAACGTCAATTATAGATTGGTAGTTCACCCAATCAGGCGTAGCTAGTTCAATCGCTTTTCTTCTGCGGGAGTTTCTCGCGGCATTTTTAGCTCTATTATCCTTTCGGTACTGTCGTAAATATTTATCATGCTTTTCTTTTAGCTCTGGGCTGCGGTTTGCGTGCCATTCACGCCTACGCCTATTTATCAGCTCTCTATTGTTTGCTTCGTATTTTTTATTGTACTCTGAAATCTTTTCATAATTTTCGAAATAATATTTTTTCCTATACTCTTTACGCTCTTCTTCTGTGAGTCTGTTTGCAGAACATTCAACGCATGTGCGGTTTGCTGAAAATTTAAGAGTGTGTCCTTTATC